ACACATTTTGACCCTGACATTTTTATATATTCAACGTTTGGAAATACTTTTAAAATTCTCTCAGTCATTCCTTCGTTCCACCTATGGCTCAAGCAGATTGATACTGTTTTAATTTGTTTATTCATTTGTTATTAACTCCTAATCTGAACTTGTTGTTTAACTTGGAGACAACTATACTCCTATTTTAGGGTATTACAACCCCTATTTCGTGCCTAGAATGAAATTGGAAGGGGCAATTTAGCCCAAACAACAACAAAATACCCCTCTGAAGGCGTTCTGAAGGGGTAGCTAGTCAGGAGCTAGTCACAAGCTAGGCACTAGGAAACAGTACCCTTGTACCTAGAAGCTAGGGAAGGAGCTATATATCTGTATCTAGGAGTCCACAAAAGGCCCCTAGTAGCCTAGTAGCCTAGCTCCAGTAGCCTAGCTCCAAAGCTTCCAGTGTAGTTCTGTTTCTGTTCGGAACCAATGTTCGAAACAACTTGTTCCGAACCATTGTTCTAAGTAGCGGAGGAGCTGTAGAGATTTGAGTTCAACCCCAAGAAACTAACTGGTAACTAACCTAGGAGCTTGCGACTAGTGTTAGTGGAAGTTAGTGAGTATTGGGGTGAGGGGGGTAGGTCTTGTGCAATCGGTAGTCTTTAGGAGGGTACTCGTCTAAGTTTAGTTTTTGTAAAAAAGACGGTCTGTCTATGGGAGGATAGTCATGGAGTCCTATGTAGCTTATAGGATTTGGTAGCGGTTATGTTATAATCCAGTTACAGAGTAACGGTAACAGTAACAGTAACGTTACAGTTACAATTCAGTAACGTTCTTAGTTTCTTTTCTTTTGTTTCTTTTCTTTTCTTTGTTTCTTTACGAGTGTGTGAATTTGTTTAGAAAGAAGGAGCCCCACAACACTGAATGGGAAGTTCATGTTATGGGGCTGAGGAGAAAGGAATGGTGTTTAGCTTTAAGGAGGTGAGCCACCATTCACGTCACGGATTATATCATGCTTCATCGTCAGTACAACTATTTGTGGGGAGAACCCAGATTAGTTCGGTTGCAGACATACTGGACGGTGGTCGATACGATGAGGCAGAATCGTGCTCCGATTACCGCTCCCCTTAGTCATGCTAACATCTGTTTATGTTGAAAATTAAAGATTGCGTTAGATGTTCAGGAGCTACCGTTCCTGATTACGAAGGAAGAATCTGTATTAATTGTGGTCATGCTGACTATACCGTTAACATGGGAAATGTTTTAAAAGATAAAAAAGAGATTGACCCTAACCTGAAACTTATTAATACATTTACTATTAGAAGGAAAGGTAAGGGGGATAGGGCATGGGCTCCACATGAGGCTACCGTACACATCATGTCCAAGATGGATGGTAGGGCTAAGGAGTCATTCAGGTTTGACATGATTTGCCCCTACACTGGATGTGGTGAACGTAAGAACCCCAAGAAGTATGCCAAGAGAAAAGGTATCTACACGGAGTACAGGTATTCGTGTACTGTGGGACATCTGTGGTATCTTTTGGTTCATAAACAAGAACCCGTTTACTGGAGGTACTGATATGCCTAAAGTCGGTGGAAAACATTTTTCATATTCCCAAAAGGGTAAGGCAGCTGCAAAGCGTCACGCCAAGAAGACTGGAAAGAAGATGACTAATACCAGAAAGAAGAGGACAAGATAATGCCATCTTCACACGCTAACCTTCCGGGGCATAGAGGCAACAGACCTGAAGATGTTGTGGCACGACAGGAGAAATTCTTGGAAGCCTACAACGAGTACGGTACTATCAAGCACGCCTGTCAGAGGGTAGGTCTAAGGCGTGAAACCATTAGTAGGTGGAGAAGAGAAGACGTTAACGGCTTTGCCTCATTCTTTGAAGGGGCTAAAGAAGACTTTGCAGAAGAGATAGAGAAGACCGTCTTCCAGAGAGCAATGGAACCAGACTGCCCACCCGTTATACAGATATTCGTACTTAATGGATTGAAGCCAGACAAGTACAGGCCACAGACCCACGTAACCGATGAGACAGCTAAAGATGTTATGAGAGAACTCAAGACCAAGTTCAAAGGTATGAAGTTCGATGATGCCTCATCAGAAGACGATGTATCAGTACACGAACAGGCAGAGAGAATACTTAAAGGTAAGAGTGGGTGACGTACTATGGCTACATCCCAGTCTGCCAGACAGACTAATGAAATAGCTGACTTTATCTACGATAAAGTAGATTTCAAACCGACAGAACTTCAGCTTCCCATCTTGCAGTCAAGGAAAAGATTCGTACTCGTAGCTGGAGGGGAACAGGCCGGTAAATCTATGGTAGCCTCCAAGTACCTTCTGGGTAGGTTTCTGGAGACAGAAGGTGAAGGTCTGTTCTGGTTGGTAGCTGCCGACTACGAAAGGACAAGAGCAGAGTTTGAATACCTTGTTCAGGACTTTGCCAGCCTTGGATTATTAAAAGAATCTACAAAAAGGGTAGACCCCGGTAGGATTATTCTGGCTGACGGCACTCGCATAGAAACTAAATCAGCCAAAGACCCAAGAACTCTGGCTATGAGAGCCCCCAACGGAATCATAGGATGCGAGGCATCACAGCTAGACCTAGAAACTTTTCACAGGTTGCGTGGCAGATGTGCTCCAAAGAGAGGGTGGATGTTCCTCTCAGGTACTTTTGAAGGTTCCCTTGGATGGTATCCACAGATGTACCAGTCATGGCAACACTCAGGGTCAGAAGAAGAACAGGCTTTCTCACTGCCAAGCTACTCAAACCAGTACCTCTACCCCGGTGGAAGACAAGACCCGGAGATTCTATCGCTTGAAAGAGCCTCATCAGATGACTTTTTCATGGAAAGAATTGAAGGAATACCCTCACCACCAGCTGGACTGGTGTTCAGCGAGATAAGACCAGACATCCACATAGAAGACGTAGCCTATGAACCAGATATCCCGGTACATATATGGATTGACCCCGGATATTCAGAGGCTTATGCCTGTGAAATAATACAGGTGGTCAACGACCAAGTAAGAGTGATAGACGAAATCTACGAAAGAAATCTTGTTACCGATGAAATAATAGATATCGCCCAGTCCAGACCTTGGTGGAAAGATGCACAGTTCGGAGTTATTGACGTAGCTGGATACCAGCATCAGGCAATGGCTGCACCTGCAGAGGTATGGCTTGAAAGAACAGGGATTTATTTTGATTCAGAAAAAATACGTATCAATGAAGGTACAGAACGTTTAAAATCATTTCTCAAGGTAGACCCTGTTACAAATGTTGAACCAAGAATTGTATTTAATCCAAAGTGTGAAGGGATACTGTCAGAGTTCGGGGTTAAGTCAAATCCCTTTGACGGACAGACCAGAGCATACAAGTGGAAAATGGACAGGGATGGTAACATTGTCGGGCAGACACCAGAGGACAGGTATAACCACGGTGTTAAGGCAGTGATTTACGGGTTGATAAATCGCTACGGGTACGGCTACGTTACGGATAAGACTACTATCAAGGTAAGACGCTGGTAAATGGCAAACTATACACCCGAAGAAATAACTGCTTTAGTTGATACACACTATGACCTGACTGAACCTATGCGTTCTCGAATGGATGATGACCACAAGCTATACAGGCTTGATGAGTTTGACGCAGGTGACGGCTACCAGTCATACACTTCCAACGAACCACAGGTATATGCAGACAAGTTAATCTCTTGGATGACCTCTGCTGACATGGTTATACGTATTCCCTACGGTAATTCCGAAAGAGAACAACGTGAGAATAACGATTCCAAGGAAAAGTTTCTTATTGGTATCCTTAAATCTGCCGATGAACGACTGATGAACAGGCTGCAACCTACAGTTAGGCAACAGATTTCTTGGTACATAACTCTCAGGGGTTGGTACGCAGGTAGAGCCCTACTGGTTAAAGATGATGACGGTGAAACCTACGTTGATATCCAACCTTTTGACCCGATGCACACGTACTGGGGTGAAGGCAAGAACGGACTAGACTGGGCCTGTTATAAGTCCAAGAAAACTCCTGCTGAAATTCAAGCCTCCTATGATGTTCAGGTAGGAAGTGAGGATGACAAGGAACCAGTAGACGTATACGACTTCTATGACCGTGAAGATAACATCGTTGTCAGTGATGATACCGTTCTAAAGAGAAGAACCAAGCACGGATATGACCGTGTTCCTGTATTTATCGGCCCAGTTGGTGCTACACCTATGGTTCAGGCAATTTCCGATACGGGAAATAACGACACCATAGAAGATTACGGGGAGTCTTGCTACAAGTCCTCCCGTGAACTGTTTGAAAAGCATAACTTCATGATGAGCGTCATGCTTGAACTAACAGCACGCTCAAGAAGACAGGGGCTGAAGGTTAAATCCAGAGATGGTACAAAGACACTGGAAGAAGACCCGTTCAAGGAAGGTTCAGAGATAGCACTTGGTCAGGGAGAGGACGTTGAACCTCTCGGACTGCTTGAGATGGCCAGAGAATCTGGAGCATTCATGGGAATGGTATCTGGTGAGATGCAGAGAGGTGGATTGCCACACTCTATCTATGGTCAGCTTGAGTTCCAACTGTCAGGATTTGCTATCAATACACTGAGACAGGGTGTTGAAACTGTTTTAGTTCCACGGTTACATGCTCTGGAACGTGCCTACATGTCTATTACAAAGATGCTGAGTGACCAGTACATAACTGGTGCGTTCAAATCTGTAGATGTAAGTGGTCAGGATAGAAACAGGATGTATTTCTCTGAAGAGATTTCATCGGATACTATCAAGAACTCAGGTGACCCTGAGATAGAGTTTATCGGTCAGCTTCCAGAAGATGATATGTCCAAGATGAGCATGGCACAGATAGCTAGGGAAGGCCCGACACCGTTACTACCAGATATATTTATACGTGACCATGTTCTTGGATTGCAGTCAGCAGACCAGATGGATGATGCTATCAATGCTCAGATGGCTGAACGAATACTTCCAGAAGCACAACTCTGGACTCTTCTTCAGGCATCCATACGTCAGGGCCGTCAGGACTTGGCTATGTTCTATCAGGGTGAACTTCAGAAACTGTTCATGATGAAAGCTATGGAACAGTCCCAGATGATGGCAGCTGGAACTCAACCTCCACCACAACCACAGGGTATGCCACCAGAATTAATGGGCGGAGCACCACCACCAATGCCGGGAGGAGGCCCAACAGCCTCACCTATGGTTATGCCTAACGCTGGTATGGGAGTTCCACCAACTGCTCCAACCGCTCCAGTAGGCCCGTCCGTTCCACCCGGAACCCCAAGACCCGGAGCACAGGATACAACTACAAGACTGGCTAACATGGGTCTTATCCCACCAGCAGGAGGAGGATAGTATGGCAGGTGAATATGAAGAATGGGCGATGGAAAATGAATTTGTTCCATCCCTGTTTGCCAATCTGAATAAGTTAGCAATGGTTCCCCCAGAGAATATTGGAATGGTAACCACAGGAGTTATGGCTAATAATGGTAATAACCAAAATGCTTTTGCTCCTTTTACTACTACTGGAGATGAAGGTCTAACAGGACTAGGGGAAATTCCTACCGCTGAAGTAGAACCAGTTTCAGGTTCCGCAGCAGCACTTGCTGCTTCCATGATGGCAACTCGTGATGAGATAGATACTGTTACACCTACACCTTCATTTACCCCAACTGTAGGTTCTGGAAATGGTTTTACTACAGAACGCCCAGACAGGGTAACTGGATTTTATGGTGGTGGTGACGAAATCTCTAATCAATTTGGAACACTTGGATTTGACCCTAATACTGGACAGGCATATGAACCTAGCCTTACTGCTTCCTTCAAAACTGCAAATATAAATATACCGGGTAACAATAAGGCTGATGCGGAAAAAAAGCTAGGGTTAACTCCGGGTTCTCTAACTGATAAAGCATATAGTGACCTTTGGGCTGACTATGCTCTGGCAACATTAGATGCAAACGATATGACATTAGATACCAATACACTAAGAAATACAGATGGAACTGTTCTAGAAGTTCCTGAGAGTATTAAGTATTCACTTATACCAAGATTAGGAGCTAATATAGATACTCCTGATGTTGTATCTCGTGGTAATAGATGGACTTATAAGACGCTTAAAGATAGACAGGCTGAACTTGATAAGGGAGCACCTTCCTCACTTACATTCAATAAGTTCACCCCTAATGCTTTTAATAAAAATATTACTGCTACTGAAAATATACAGGCTACTTCAGGAATGAGTGATGCAGATGCAGCTTCTATAGGAGCTAGTGGTACTCCTTCATATGCAGGTGGTGCTTATCGTCCTATGTCCAGTACAGGAGAAGGGGGATACTCATCAATAGAACTAAATGAGTCGGGAATGCCTATGCACTATTCTGGATTTCCCGGTGGATATCAGGGATTTAATCCAGCAGTATATTCTGTAGATACCTCTACCCTAGGTGGAGTTGGAGGAGGAGGTAATCTAGGTGGTTTTGGAGAAGGTGGATATTCTGATGTTCAACAGGGTATAGATACTCCTTTTGAATATAATCCATTTCCTTTTGAAGACGCACCCCTTCCTCCCGGTGGTGGCCCACCAGTTGTAGTGCCACCAGTTGTAGTGCCACCCGGTGAAGGCCCACCTCCTCCCGGTAGCCCACCTCCTCCCGGTGGCCCTCCTCCTCCCGGTGGCCCACCTCCACCACCTCCTACGGTAGTGCCACCTACAGTACCTCCCGGTGGTAATGTACCTCCATATAATCTTCCTCCCGGTGGAACAGGAAACATACCTATGACTATAGGAGGAAGTTCAGAGGTTGCGGACGCTAACTTGGCTGCTGCAATGGCAGGAGGGAATGTACCCTCATCACCAACTTCATTCTGGGAATCTGCCGTAGACCCCGGTACTGCTTTCCAGAGATACAGGATGTCTATGTTTCCCGGTGCTTCTCTTGGAGCACTTGGTTCAGCAGCTGGTCAAAGGTCTTTATATGCTGGAATGAATCCTGCATGGGGTAGATATCTTCTTGGACAGGCTGGTGGAGCCTTAGGTGATACTGTAAGTGCTTTCGGAGAAGGAGAAGGATTTGGTCAATATCTACGTGGTGGTCAGAGAAGAGGGCTTGGAGATGTAAGAGCATCTTATGGTCAGCTTTCTGATTACCTAAGTGGTCTTGGTGGAACAGATATGTCTACTCTAAACCCACAATATTTTGGTGTCTTTGGTATGGAACCAAGTAGACAGGATGTATTATCTGCTACTCAGGCAGCAATGGGTTCAAGAGGTCTGGGAAGTAGGGGATACCATAACTTAGGTTCTATATATGATTTGATGCAGACACAGTACGGGCCTCAACAGGGAGCCAGTCAGTTTGCTAACTGGATACAGACATCATTTAATAACCGACCACCTACAGCAGCACCGATTCCTACTCCTGTAGCTACTCCTGTAGCTACTCCTGTAGCTACTCCTGTAGTTAATCCTTATGCTAATCCTGCGGTAACTCCTGCTATATCTCCTGCGGTAACTCCTGCTATATCTCCTGCGGTAACTCCTGCAGGTATGCCTCCAGTGGTTGCAGCAGGAGCAGACCCTTATGGAGGGTCTAGAGATATACCTAACTATTACGAAGGAATGCTTGATGAATTTGGAAATCCAAATGCAGCGAACTGGTAGGAGAAATTATGGCTAAGAATAATAACTTTACTGCTTTTGATGATTACTTTGTTCCCTATGCCGCCGGGATTCCCGGAAAGGTACGGATGATTTATTTTGCCGATGGTTATTTGGCAATACTAAAGCAGGTTAAGTCATTGGAACCAAAGGTTAATTACCGGGCATTTCTTTTTGATCCAGCCAACGGAAACGAGCATAATCTAGGCAAAGTGGTTGCAGATAGGAAAGGAAACTGGGATCTGCCAATGCAGCCGATTCTACATGATTGGGTTTTGGTCCTTGAATCTCAGTGA